CCCCAAAACCCCAAAACCCCTATTATAAGAAATTATAATAATAAATTATATAAAAATATGTACAAATATTTTAATTTTTATCTTGTATTTTTATCTTGTAAACCTAAAAAAACAACTAATTATTCTTTTTGTTACTCGTTATGATAATAAAAAAATCGATATTCATGTATTTTATATTTTTAGGTATAGAATAAAAAGTTTTTCATAAAGTCCGGTAGGTTTTGGAATTTGGACATTTTTAAAAATGTCCAGAATCGAAAATCTGAAAAAAGTTTAAAAAAATGCAAAAAAATCGCACATGTGACGATAATGCTCTCAATACAAAAAAAATAATTCTTAAATTGTTACGACAAATTTTTATTATTTTTGCAAAAACTATTTAAAAAAATTATATTTTCTTTATTTAGAGGACAAGATGAATGACAAAAAGGGGGGAAAAGAAGAAGAGATTTTCAATTGTGTTTTTTGTAACGTATTTACATGTGATAAATGGAAGTTTAGGCGTCATCTATTGACAGCAAAACATGCAAGGATGACATTAGAGTGCCCCAAGGATTACAAAAAGGGGAGCAGCAAGATTTTTCAATGTGGCTGTGGAAGAGAGTACAAATATCGTCAGGGATTGTCAAAACATCAAAAAAATTGCGAAAATAAAAAAGGTTCCGATGAGCCAGAAAACAATACTGACATAAAAGCCCTGACTGATTTAGTACTGACTGTTGTAAAACAAAACCAAGATTTGAGTAATAAGCTAGTGGATATTTGTAGTAACCCGCCTTCCACAATTAGCAATAGTAATATCAATTCAAACAACAAAACATTTAATTTGCAAATCTTTTTAAACGAAACTTGTAAAGATGCGATCAATATTACTGATTTTGTCAATTCTATAAAGCTTCAATTGTCTGATCTAGAGAATATTGGGCAAAATGGGTTTGTAGAAGGTATTTCCAATATCGTGAATAATAATTTAAAAGATTTGGATACTAAACAACGACCCATTCATTGCTCGGATTTAAAGCGTGAGGTATTTTATATTAAAGATGATAATCAATGGGTAAAAGACGATGAACCCAAGAACAAAATTTCCAAGGTAATCAAACAAATTGCGCACAAAAATATCCAACAAATTCCTGAGTGGGTTAAAAAAAACCCCGATTGTTTCGACTATTCCTCCAAACAAAATGATAAATACTTAAAAATCGTATCTAATTCTATGTCAGGAGGAACAACAACCGAGCAACAAAACAACATTAATAAAATCATTTCGAATGTTGCAAAAAAGGTTACTATCAATAAGAATTAAAAAAATAATATAAATGTAACCCATCAATATACTGTAATTATGAGTAAAACTAGTAAGCAAATCTATAAACGAAATAGCCGTTTCAAAAATCATACCGATGTTAATAAATATAATGAGTTTTTGCTTGAATTAGATAAGAAAAACTATAAACGCGCTTCAGAAGAAAAACCAAAAGAACCATCCAAACTAAATAAGGAACAGGTCAATCAGTATGTAAAGCAAGTCCATGATGAATTCACTAGTTCTGAATATAATAAACCCAATTTTAGCGGTGTTAGTGCACTTGATACACTTATCTACACATTAGAAAGAACACTCGATCCTAATTATTATGACGGACATGATTATGTACCTTTTGTAAACAAGGATAAAGATAACAATGCTATACCTATTGTCAAAAAGAAGGTAGATATTGTTACTAAGATTAATAATATTGGCGACTTATTATCTATTATCGATTTGTACCCCGATGATCCTCATGTTGAATATAATATTAATATGACTACATTACACAAAATCAAAGAACCACTTGTAAACTTGAATAACATGATTGGTATGAAAGATTTGAAAGAGAATATTGTCGATCAAATCATTTTCTATATACAGAATTTGCAATCCACTCAAGCTGGTAACGACTTTATGCATACAGTCATTTATGGACCACCAGGTACAGGTAAAACAGAAATCGCCAAAATTATTGGATCTATTTTCTCGAAAATGGGTATTTTATCAAAGGGTACATTTCGCAAAGTAACAAGAGCCGACTTAATCGCTGGTTATTTGGGTCAAACCGCGTTAAAAACACGCGACGTAATCAAAGAATGTTTAGGCGGTGTTTTATTTATTGATGAAGCTTATGCATTGGGGAATGAAGAAAAGCGCGACAGTTTTTCCAAAGAATGTATTGACACTTTGTGTGAAGCATTGAGTGACCATAAAGATAATTTAATGGTTATTGTTGCAGGATACGAGACCGATTTGAACACTTGTTTTTTTAATTATAATCAAGGGTTAAATTCGCGATTTACATGGAGATTTAAAACAGAAGAATATAGCGGAGAAGATTTGCATAATATTTTTGTCAAAAAGGTAAAGGAGAGTGGTTGGAATACACATTTAGACGATCAAGAAAATCAAAAAATAGATATAAAATGGTTTGAAAAAAACAAGTCACATTTTAAATGTTTTGGTCGAGATATCGAGACATTATTTGCAAAAACCAAAATAGCCCATAGCAGACGCATATTTGGTTTAGATGCTTCGTTTAAAAAGATAATTACAAAGGAGGATTTGGATAAGGGACTAACAATGTATTTAAAAAATGAAGACAATAAGAAAAAGGAAGACGAGAAATTCAAAAAAATTATTTCTAGTATGTATATTTAATTTTTGTGTTGTATTTGTAAAATTGTTTTTTTATTATATTTCATATGTCTACAAAAAAAACAATTCAAATTAATCCCGAATTATTTAAAGTGAGTGGTCAAAAAACAAGAAAAAATAGGGAAAAAAAAGAGTTGCAAATAAATCCTATTATTTCACCCAACAATTTAAAAAATAAATTACTAAAACGTATTAAAGAACACAAGACAAAAGAAATTCAGCAAAATATGACAAAACCATCAAATAATATATTATCAAATGCGAGTACAACAAATATAGCTGAATATTCTGATGAATTTTATGGAGCCATTAACTATCTGTCTGAACTAACAAAAAAACAAAAACAGCAACAAATATTGCATAATAAAACAGTAAAAACTCCTTCCATTGTACCAACAATGACCCAATCGATGATTTCTTTAGAGTTGCCTCCTGAATTAGCAGAACCAATAATGAAACCAAGAACGTCGGATGTATTTACTGTTAATTATAAGCCAGATCAAGATGTGCCTTATGGTTGTTTAAAAAATGGAAAGAAAAAAACATATCGTGAATGGAAAGAACTAACAAATCCTTCATTAAATGTAGAATTACCTGATCTAGTAAGACCTCCTACTCCTCCTAAAAGAAATTCGGTTTCCAATGTTACATCGAATACGAATACGAGTACGAATACCAATACAAATGTATTTTTAACAGGAGCAACTGCTATCTTTTCAGAGGCAAATAATATAGGTATAAAGAAACCCGAAGGATTAAGTCGAGAGCAACGTTTAGAACAAATTAAAAATAAACTGAAAAAAATGCAAGATGAAGAAACGCAACGTAAAATGAAAATATCCGAAGATTTTGACAAAGATATGAAAAAATTCGATAAAGAAGTTTCCTCTGATGCGATAGTAGATGATCTTCCAGATTTACAAGACAACATGTCAGGATCAGGATCTGGGGCAGGATCTGGGTTAGGAACCAGTATTTCTGATCTAATTAAGACAAGAGATGATAAAATAGAAAAAGCAATACCAAAACAATTTGTTAAAAAAACTATTAAAAAGAAGTTTACACTGGGTAAATCCGATAAACTTCGCAAAGTAGCAGTTTTGATTAAAAATCGTCAAACTCGAAAAAATGTAATTAACACGCAAAAGGAATTGAAAAAGATGAGTATTACAGATGTACGCAAATATTTGAGACAACATGGAATAATTAAAGTGGGTAGTACATGTCCTCCGGATATTTTAAGAAAAACATTTGAAAGCGCACTTTTAGCAGGTGAAATAACTAACATAAATAAAGATATGCTACTTCATAATTTCTTGAATGAAGAAATCAATGAATAATATTTTATTTTCTTTAAATACACTAAATGAACACCATTAGAGAAACATTACCGAAATCAGCAAAAGACTTTTTTTATCGATTAAGTGATTATTTAGATACCGATCTATATTTCTATGGTTCGATTAATCGTGCAGATTATATTCATGGTAAGAGTGATATTGATTTGGCGGTTTTTACAGATAATGAAGAAAGTATGATAAGTAGATTGCAGCACTTTTTACATGCAGATCGCAGAGAATTTTCAAAAGTAGTGTGGAAATTAAATGGGCATATGATATATGGTTATAAAATTAAATATGATAAAAATAATTTGAACTGTGAGATATCTGTTTATAATACGGAATATAAACCTTATTTATTGGAGGATTGGCAGAAAGTGGTTATTCTACCCCTGTATATAAAAGTCCTTTTGTTTATTTTGAAAACATTTCATTATACTATTCCTGTAATTCCAAACAAACCGTATGCAAATTTTAAACGATTTATATTTGATAAAATGTTGTATGAGAAACATTCTGTATTTTTTGTCTTATCCAAAGAGGATACTAACAAATAATGTATGTAAAGGTTTAAAGCTATCTATTGATATATAATAACTTTAAATATGTCTTTAATTAAAGATTATTTTGATAAAACGAAACGGCATATGGATGATTATGGTTCCAAAACGATTGTCCTTATGCAAGTAGGTGCCTTTTTTGAAGTGTATGGTCTAAAAGGCGTCGACACCGATGATACGATTAATGGTTCCGAGATCATGGAATTTTCAAGAATTTGTGACTTGAATGTGGTGGATAAAAAAGTGTGTTGCGGTCCTAATCCGGTAGTAATGGCAGGATTTAAAGATCATTTGTTGGACAAATATGTAAAGAAGTTGCAAGATGCTGGTTTCACCATTGCGGTCTATGAACAAGATGAACAAGCGCCCAATACAACGCGTAGTCTAACAGGTATTTATTCACCAGGTACCTATTTTTCAACAGATAATGACGAAATAACGAACAATGTATCGTGTATTTGGATTGAATGTAAAAAAGGTTATAAGTCAAACAAGGATAAGCTAATAGTGTTTGTTGGCACATCTATAGTAGATATTTACACGGGATCGACTACAATTATGGAATTTGACGAACCATATATAAAAAATCCCACAACATTCGATGAATTAGAGCGTTTTGTCTCTATTTATAATCCATTGGAAACAATTATTATTTCTAATTTATCGGATACAGATATAAATGATATTGTTAGTTTTATTAATTTGAGAAGCAAAACATTTCATTTTGTTAGTTTATCAGGGTCCTCAGACCAAAATTCATCAAATACAAAGCGAGCGATCAATTGTGAGAAGCAAGTATATCAATTGCAGCTTTTACAGAAATTTTATAAGACGCCAGATTTGCAAATGTTTCGTGAAAACGTGTACGCATGCCAGAGTTTTTGTTATTTGCTAGACTTTATTTATCAACATAATCCCAATCTGATTTATAAGATAGCGGAACCCACATTAGAAAGCAATAGTAAAAAGCTGATTTTAGCAAACCATTCGTTGAAACAATTAAATATCATTGATGATGATAATTATAAAGGGAAGTATTCATCTGTTTCAAAAATGTTGAATGAGTGTTTTACGCCGATGGGCAAACGAAAGTTCACATATCAATTTTTAAATCCAGTAACAGATGAAAATTATCTGAATTCGGAATATAATATAATAGATCATCTTTTAGAAAAAGGGGAGGATTATAAAGTGGTGAAATGTATGTTAGTTCATATAAAGGACATATCCAAAATTTTGCGTCAAATCATGTTGCAAAAGGTAAGTCCAAAATCATTATATCATTTATATTCGAGTATTTGTGGTTCGAAAATATTATATGAATTTATTCTTTCGGATGAGAATAAAGATTTGTTACATTATTTGTCAAGAAGGATAGGTCCAAGTTTTGAAAAAATAGTGGAGCAAATAGAGAGTATTGTAGCCTTTTTACAGGATAGGTTAATGATGGAGGACTGCAAGGAAATAGATAATATACAAAAAATAGAAAACAGTTTCATCAAAGAGGGTATAAATGCAGAATTAGATAATAAAATCCAAACATTGTATAATTCGCAGGATGAGTTGGAAGCATGTCGCTCTTATTTCAGTTCATTAATAGCAAAATATGAGACTGTTGGTACAAAAGGCAAAAAGAAGACGGCAGACAGCTCAGAAGAAGATCCAAAATCATTTGTAAAAATTCATGAAACGGAAAAAAACAATTTTAGTCTTACGGCTACTGATCGCCGCTGTAAAATCCTGGAAGAAATTATACGATCCAATAATAGCAAAAGTGTGGTTTTGAAATATAAGTCGACTTTTTCCAAAAAAGAGGCGTATTTTACGCTGGATCTAGAATTGGAATATACGAAACAGTCGGCTTCGAACAAGACGATATCGAATGCACAAATAGCTGCTCTATGCAAGAACGTGGGTACAATAAAAATAGGTCTCATTGAGACAGTAAATACGGTATATCAGGGCATTGTAAAAGAGTTGCAAGAATTCCAAGACCGCATTCAATTAGTCGGTGATTTTGTTACCTACGTGGATGTAGCGTATGCGAAGGCATTTATTGCGGCAAAATACAACTATTGTAGGCCGCATATAGGGGGGAGCAAGTCGGATGCGTCCTACGTAGAGGCCGACGATTTGCGGCATTGTTTGATCGAGAAGATCCAGCAATCGGAGTTGTACGTGGCGAATAGTATCAGTTTAAATAATAAGGAAGGCGGTGCGGCTGATTATTTGAACGGTATTTTGCTATATGGTACCAATGCAGTTGGCAAAACGAGTTTCATCCGAGCACTCGGAATTGCTGTTATTATGGCTCAAGCAGGGCTTTTTGTGCCGGCGTCTCGGTTTCTATATAAGCCATATAAATATATTTTTACGCGTATTTTAGGCAACGACAATTTGTTCAAAGGCCTATCCACATTTGCAGTCGAAATGTCGGAGTTGCGCACCATTTTGCGTCTAGCTGACAAAAATAGTCTCGTACTTGGCGACGAATTGTGCTCCGGAACGGAGAGCATAAGTGCTGTCAGTATTTTCGTCGCTGGGATCCAAGCTTTGAGTAAGATCGGCTGCTGCTTCATCTTTGCTACACACTTGCACGAAATCATCGGCTACGACGAAATTACCTCCCTACATCATGTAGGCATGAAACACATGAGCGTCGTTTACAATGCGGAAAAGGATTGCCTCGTTTACAATCGCAAGCTGGAGGATGGTCCGGGCAACAATATGTACGGATTGGAGGTATGCAAGTCGCTGTCATTGCCGCAAGATTTTCTGGAAAACGCACACCAAATTCGCATGAAATATCATCCAGTGTCGGCCAGCGTATTAGATAATAAAGGATCGCATTTTAATGCAAAACATATTACGGGGGGTCTATGCGAGAAATGTGGAATAAGTCCAGCGGTAGATGTACATCATTTGATTTTTCAGAATGAGGCAAATGAAAAGGGTACAATTAAAGTAGAAAAACAAGGCCTACTCTTTAACAAGAACAATGCTGCCAATTTGGTTAATTTGTGCCAAAAATGCCATGACGAAATACATAAAACGAACAAAAAATATAAAAAAGTGAAAACAAGTAAGGGGCAAATACTGCAAAGTATTTAGATTATTTATTATTATCCACTGATATATGTGCATTTATTTTTACTTTAAAGTCTTGAAAATTTTCGCATTTCACTATTTCCCCTGTTTTGTAACCAACCATATAAAACGACTTGATTAAATAACGCAAATTGCATATACTATTTTCTAAAACAGTAATAATTGTATCCATATCTTCATTTGTTAGTTCATCTTCTTTTATAGTATAGCAAGTATCCGTATAACCGAAAAAATGTATCGGGCCTGCAAAGTACTCAAACAATTTTCGGTGTGGATGATAACCCGAAACAATTAATCCATCACTCGATTGTATATCCTTTTTCAATGGATGTTTCTCGTCTTTATAATAATTCTTAAATTTATTTGTAATAATAGCATCTAGATTGGTCGAGACATAGTAGCGCAATGTTTGCTTGGTGTTTTTATTTACAAAATAGAGAAGTGTTGGGTTAATATATTCAGGGAGCTTGTTAAAACAATAATACAAATATTGTTTCCAGGTAAATAGTTTATAACAATAATTTGGATCCAATACATATTGCATCTCTAAATGAAAACCCAAATCTTTTGCTAAAGTAATGACATTTCTTACAAAGTTTTTCTTGTAAAATGCATAATTGAAATATTTCGTATAATTGTCGAATTCGCTTCGGGGTTGCGTGTCAATAAATACAAAATCTTGGGTTTCTTTGAAGTCATGCAATGGTTCCAAGTGTAGGCCTGTACCTATGTACAATATTTTATTAGCATATTTCATTCTAATAAAATACAAATAGACTTTATATCTGTTTTTAAGACATAAGACTTTATCGTCATAAGACTTTTAACGTCATAAGACGTTTAACGTCGATGCTTTCTAGTACGTTTGTTTAAACCAATAGCAGTAAATGCCTTACGAGTTAGGCTTTGCAAATAAGGAACCGTTTGTTGGCCGGTTTTCACAACTTTAGCTCCGACAGAGGATAGTCCGGATTTCACTTTAGGCATATACTTTTTGCTGGTAGATTTGACAACACCAACACTTTTGTCTAAAGTTTTGCTGAAAATGTTTTTTCTACTACTACGCGAATGTCTACGTGAGTGTCTACGTGAATGACGACGATGGGATTTAGCCATTATACTATATATAGAGATAATATTTGGTATAATGATTTGGCTCTATCATTTTATTTACTTCGTTATAAAAGGTGGAAAGAATAGAATGCTTTGGCTCTATCATTTTATTTACTTCGTTATAAAAGGTGGAAAGAATAGAATGC